ATGGCTCATGAGTGTCGCCTATTACTAGGACATTTTTCTTGCTCATTATATGTGGTTTTGGTTTGGTTAGATTTTGTGGTTAGAATATACAGTCTTATTGTTTACTTTTAAAGCATCTAATATCTGCCTTCTGTTCTTACCTACATTGTAACTTACATGTATCCAGCCATAATTAAACTCGTTAATTAGCTGATCAAACTCAAGCTCACTTTTTATGTATTCAAAAATCTGTTTGTTAGTCACACCTGGCATATCATCCATATCAATATCTGCCGCTTTACCTTCACAGTGCTGTGACCTTAAACTACCACCTATGTAATGATTGAGAACTTTGCTTCTGTAACCACTAGAAATGTTTATAGGACCAAACTTCATTCTGATTGGTTCTAATACTTTCTCACAAAGAACAATAAGGTTCTGTAAATGCTCAGGAGTTGGTTCGTTAGATACTCCATGTCTTTTAGCTGATTCACTTCTAGTAAATTCTGCTAATGCAAAGTGTGCTGTTAATTTCATCTTAAATCATTTGATTTACAAAATATGCTAATCCTAGCAACCATAATAGGAAGCCAAGTGTTAATATTATCTTTTCGCTTTTAGGCATCTTTCTTAAATATTTTCTCTATTGAGGTTAAACCTAAACAACCGAACGCTAACAAAGCTACTGATTCTACAAGAATCGTACTTGGAGCTATATGCTCTTCACTAAAACTATTGTGATACATAGTAACACATAAGGTTATTACACATAATAAACCACATAAACGCTTCATGCTAAATCTACCGCTATCTTCTTGGAAAAACTGTTTCATAAATTATAATTGACTAAATTGGAAAATGACTAGGAATATTAAGATTATTTTTTGCCAAGCATGGTATTTATCCATTTTGTCAAGTTCTCTTTCCCTTGTTTGGTAAACTTCGAGGTTTGCTTCGTAGCGAAACTTGTAATTTTCGAGCTTATTAGCTTTATTAATGTAGACATTGAGAATAGAATCATCTTTTATTGTTTTAGATTTTAACGAGTCTATAGTTTCATTGTAACGTAAATACAAAGCATTTATTTCATTACCTTGCTTTACAGTCATAATAACTACAGAATCATCTTTAATTTTCTTTATTATGGGGTATTGGGAGTAGCTTGAAACTGACAGCAGTATCATTGCTAACACTATCCAAAGTTGCTTTAACTTCATTTAGCTCGGTTTTTAGTGTTGTTATCTCTTGCTTAATCTCAGCGAACTTACTAACGGTAGAAGTTACTATAGCTTCTTTAGCCTGGTCAGCTTTAACTTGAACAGCTTTGTTCTTAGTCATTGTGCTATTAAACTCAGTCATAAATTGCTCGAACTCCTTATCTTCAGTTACTGCCTTATCTTCTTTTTTAGCTGTAACATTTATAGTAGTTGCTGTAACTGTTAGAAAACCAAATATCAAAAGAATAGATTTCATTGCCTTTTTATTTAACTGTTGATTTAATAGCTCCCATAGCATCTAAGGTTTCAAGCTTAGTTGTAGTAGAACTTAATGCTGTTTTACACTCAATTAAAGCCTGAGTCTTTAGGCTATCCTTATACTCAAGATTAGTAATCCTAGCGTCTTGAGAGTTTATCTGATTGTTGAAATTGCCCCTAATGTCAACATAAAGGACGGTTATACCGATTATAACTAGGAACATAGTTCCTTTTATTGGGTCTTTACTAAACTGAGAAAAGCTAATCGGGAGAGGATTAGCACTTACATTAACATCTTTTTTAGCTGCCATTTACTTATTTTTTACCTAATTTAAAATATACACTACCTGAGTAGCCTATATTAAAGTTTTTACTAATATTTACATTAAGACCTATTAGAGCCTTATTTTTGGCATTAAGCATGATTCCAGGACTTAGTACTTCTAAGCCATTAGACTCGCTTAAATCGCCTCTAAAGCCTAAATAAAGGGTATTCTTAGCTTTAGCTGCCTTAGTAATGGTGGTAAGTATGGTTTTTTCGGTTATTTTAGCCTCAAATCCCCTTGATTGAATCTTATTTTGGCTTATAGTGTCGTTGATGACAAAGGTATTAGAATCTACATTAATCGTATCAGAATACGCATAAGTACGCATATAATCGGTTACTATGCGTATAGTATCATGTACGGTATATTGTACAGAATCATGTACAGTATCGGTAGCTATGATCACATAAGGAATGTCTTTACCTTGCTTCCATTTTGTAGTAACTTTAGTCTGATATACTGTATCGGTCTTTACAGACTCTATAACAGGACTTAATCTATGGCATGACTCATATAGCCACACCATAGCAAAGAACGCAAGGATAATGATTAAATAGTCCTTAATAGTGGTCATTATTCAGCAGTTTCAATAGTTTCTTCAACAATTGGCTCTGGTTCTATAGGTGCTGGTGGTACATAATCACCTGTGATTGTTAAGTTAAGTTGTGTAGCTATATAATCCCAAGCATATTGATTTGTTTGATAGTTAATATAATCTTGACCATAAATACCTACAATACCATTATTCACATTAATAAAATCAGCATCTAAAAGCATATAAGCAAAAGATGCAAAGTTTAATAGATTATCAGATTGCACTTCTGCTTTTAAATATATGGCTTGAACATTTTGTCCATTTTGCCAAATTGATACAGGTTGAATTGTCTTCATTTTATTTATTTTTTATACTTTTTATAAATTCATCAAATATTAAGTATGGTATTTCTCTATACATATTATTTATTTTTAATTAGTTCTTTTAATTCTTCTATTTCTAATTTAAGTTCTTGGATTGCTTTTACTAATACAGGTACTAATTTAGAATACTCAATACCTATTAGTTTATTTTCATTATAATTACAAATTTCTTTATTTACTAATTCAGTTTCCTCTGCAATTAAACCATAAAATAATTCAGTATCAAATTCCTCTGTATATTGTTCATTTTCATCTTTTTTACGATAGTTAAATTGAATAGGATTTAAATCATATAACCAATTAGTGTCAAAAGATTGGATGTTTGTTTTAGATGCAAGTATTGACGATATACCTCCTAATGTTCCATCGGATTGTACATATACATTTCTTGGAGAACTTGCAGTTGTTGCATATATACCACTTCTTGTTATTTTAAATCCATAAGCAGCAGCATTAAAATTATATAATTCAAAATTTGTAGTTGCACCGGCAAATGAATTACCTAAACCCCATAAATCACCGGCCGAATTCGAAAAGCTAACATACGCAGTAGAACCACTAGCAGCTAATTTTAATTGAGCATCACCAGCATTAGTAATTTGTACAACACCCCCCGATGTGATTCTCATTCGTTCGGAATTGCCTGTTCTTATACTAAAATCACTTGCACTTGTTGTTCCTACAAAAGAATCACTACTAACTCCACATTCAAGCATCACTGTTGTACCAGCAGGATTTGTTATTTTTACACCTTTCGTTCCATCTACTGCTGCATTTGCAACCCCTAAATGTAATAAAGCACTTGGACTAGGCGTTCCGATTCCAACGTTACCACCGCTTGTGATACGCATACGTTCGGTAAATGTTACCACATTACCTGCACTCCCTGATGGTGCAGTATAAAAGCTATGGTCACCGCTTTGTTGATATTCTGACGCAACTCCACTGTTTACATATCTCCTATTTGAACCATCCCAATAATAATTTAATGCCATATACATATTGCCATTCACAAAATTCCAAATAGAGCCAGCAGGATTTTGTATTGCTCTTACACTATTAGCAGTTGACCAAGCACTTGGATTAGTTCCAATTCCAATATTTTTACTTGATGAAATAGTTAATGCTCTATTACCACTACTAAATAAATCCCCTGCTCCTATATAGAAATTACCTGTGCCATCATTTGTCATACCCATTGAATAATCACAAACACCTGCCCAAGCAGTTCCATTTGTAACTACAACTCCTGTGCTAAACATTAAAGTAGCTTGATTGCCTACTCCATTTCTATTTATAAATGCTCTTGCAGTTCCACCACCATATTGTGAGTCTACCCAAAATTCAGTATTAACTCCTTTAGCCAATAATTGACTTGGATTAGCTGAACTTTGCATATAGATATTTCCTGATATAATTCCACCACTTGTAGGATAATAAGATGTAGAATCTACTGAACCATCTGCCTTTAAAAATTGGCTTGATGTACCGCCTGTCTTTATAAATGAGTTACCACTAAAATCTCCAGCTCTTGAAATAAATGCAACTTGAGAACTTCCAACTGAAGATGTTAATCCATAAAATCCTAAATTATTTGAGGCATTTAATTGAGCATATATACCATCAGTTGCACTTGCATTTAAAAATCCTACATAAGATGAATTACCAATTCCTGCAGCACCATTTTTTGTAAACAATAAGAATCTACCTGTATTGATACCAAATGTACCTGTACCCATATCTAAGTTAGCAGTTGCACCTGTGTAAGGAACATAAGTAGAAGATGCTGCACTTGTTGTTAAGTATGTACTATTATCATAGCTTATTGTAGTACCTGTAGCCTTTACAAATCCTGTTCCGTTTAATTGGTTTTGTTTAGCATTCCAAGTTGATGCACTTGATATATATGCGTCTGCTATTGCAGAACCTTGCCAAGTACCTAAGTTTACTATACCGCTTGAAGTTATCCTAAATCTTTCTACAAATCCACTTGAAACATTACCAAAAACAAAATAATCAGTTGCATCATTATCATCCCCAACACTAAAACGCATTATACCTGTATTAGCACTTGATTCTTCGTGTTGAATAAAAGCTGGGTCATTAGTACCTGCAGGAAATGTAATTGTAGAAATTCCTGCTGATTTAGAAACTGTTATTCCTGTTGCAGTTAAAGAATTAACTCCTAAATTAACATTAGTTGTTGCGCCTGTGTATGGAACGTATCCACTTAAAGCAGAACCATAATTAGGTATATTAAATACCCCTGTTGTATTGTTATAAGTTGCATCACCGCTTGAACCTGTTGTAGTTAAACTAATCGCTGCTCTTGCTAATGCATCTGTATATTGAGTAATCGTTGAAGCTATAGTAAACGAAGGATAAGTACCAGTAATTAATATCCCTGCACCTGCCGTTAAAGAAACAGTTTGGTCTGGAGCAGAATTAGTAATTACTCCTGTTGTATTATTGTAGCTTATTCCTGTACCTGCACTTAAAGAAGTTAAGGTTATAAAAGATGCACCATTAGTAAGTTGGTTAGTGTTTGTAGGTATTGTAATTACACCTGTTGTGCTATTATAAGCACCACTACCAGCAGCAAAAGATAAAGCTGCTCTTGCTCTTGCATCCGTAAAGTAAAGGTTTGTTGCTTCTATAACTGCCGTTGTATCTAAAGTTTGGAATGTCTTATCTCCTCTATAATATTGTAATGTAGTTCCAGCAGTAATAGCAGGTTCTTTCGCATTAAATGTTGACCAATCGCTTGAACTTAACTTACCTGTATTTGCAGCCGAAGCCACTGGAAGGTTAAAAGTATGTGTATCACCACTTGAAACGATAGCAAAGTTTGTTCCGCTTGTTCCTGTGGTTATAAATTGTGATTGATCTGTTAAGTTATTTAAAGAAACCATACCCTTAGATAGGGTAGTAACTACTTGACACAAATGACCATTCTCAGTATGTAAAGTAACTGTTCTACCATCTACATTTACATAGATTCTAATTGCTAATCTATCGGTTAAAGCTAAGGCAGCAGTAGCGACAGGAATAGCAAAATAGTAAGGTGCTATTATAGTTCCTTGATTAATATACTCTGGAACTCCAACACTACTACCTAATAAGGTAAAAGTTGTGCCATCGTACTTATAAAGTTCTGCATAGAAAAAAGGATTGCCTGTATTGTTATTTACACTAAAATAAAACTCACAATTAAAGTTACCGCCAGGAATTGATAATACATCTGGGTCATTAGCATCCGTTAAATAACTTGCCACATATCCTGTTGTTGAAATAGCAATATCAGTTCCAGCACCAATGATTGGTTCTTTACTTAATTCTCTATAAGCTACTCCACCTATTGTACCTTGTGAAACACTTGAGTTAAGATAATAAGAAACTGAACTACCGCCACCACTTGATGTTGGAAAGTCAGCTAATGTACCATCTCCTCGTACATATTGAGAAGCAGCACCATCTAAAGCGGTTATAACACCACTATTAGCCACTACTGGACCTTGTATATCCCTAATCTTTGCTTCGCCTGTTACTTGTAATTGTGAACTCATTTATATATAAATTTTAACTATTATTTTGCAATTATTCTAACAAACTCATCAGCCTCTAAAGCTCTGCCAAAGGTAACAACTCCTGTCGTAGCATTAAATGTAACATTGTCGCCTGTAGGTACACCTGTTGTTTGTATTGTTCTAACTTCCATACCACCTCTTGTAACTGATAAGCAAGTTCCACCAATTGCTGCAGTAAACGTAACTGTAGTTTCACCACCAGTAGCAGTATATTGATACATAATCACATTTGATGTTTCTATTACCACTCCACCAGGAGTAACTTGAGTACCTGTTAATGTATAAGCACCAGAGCCTTGTAATGACACGCTATATGTTGATGCTGCCTCTACCCCTGCACTTATGCTAAGTGAGCTTAAATTGGCTGTACCTGTGAATATAGAGTATCCTAGAGTACCACTACCATCCCCATTATCATTATCTACTTGAAACTTAATTAATATAGGTTGCCTAGTCAACTGAAGGTTAGCTAAGAATAAGTAAGAATAGTCGCTTAAAGCAACAAAACCATCAGCATTGATAGTCCATGATGCTACATCATTCTTATACTCCTTAAACCATGCAGAAGATGCCGAAGTAACTTCTACCTGATCTACTGAAACCTCAAAAGAACAGTTTGTAGCTGCTCCAAATGGGATACCTACAGAGATATTAGTGGTTGTTATGCCAGGATTAGTTGATTGAGTGTATAAAGTGATTTCATTAGTAGTTGTACCTAAGTAAAGTACCTCTATGATTATTCTATCTGTGTTTAATAAAGCTGTTGTAGGAACAGCCATAAAAGTAGTATATAATGTCTTACTAAGAGATGTTAATGTTGTTTCTTCTGAAGTAGTTATTAAGGTAGCTGTTGAACCAGCATATTTATATAACTTGTATTGCACTTTAGCACCTGCAAAGGCAGTAGCTATAGAATAATAAGCTGCTATACTCCATGTACCAGCAGTAATCTGAGTAATATTAGGATCACTAGCATCTGTTATAAAAGAAGCTATTACCCCTGCTCCAGTCTTACCAAAATCAGTTGAACTAGCAACTATTTGAGTTGTGCTTAACTCTCTACAAGCAAAGCCATTTACAGTTACTCCTTGATTTATAGAACCATTGAAATAGTATTGCTTATTTGTGTCGTACTTATATAATACTATGTTCGTTCCATTTATTACTGATGCCATTATTTATAAGTTATATATTTTATAGATTTATATTAAAGTTTAGATTCCAGAAAGGACCAAGTTGACCTACATCTGTGATATAATTAGGAACTAAGACTAACAAAGAATCGTCATAATATATTTCAATTAGTTGTAATGAGTTTGTTTCATCTGCATAAGGAGATAAAGTAAGCCTATTAGCAGTAAACTTTTTACCATTATAGCTTAAACTACCTGTACTAGAATCAGTAACAGTAAATACTTTATCTAAATATACATAGCCATTTGTTCCTTTTATAGCCCCTAAGTCAGCCTCAAGAGTTGATATGTTTCTTTGGTATATTTTTATATATTGAGTTGCTAAAAAACCTACTGGTAAGATATTACCTACAATCAAACCAATATCAAAGAAATTCCAATTCTTTAAGAATACACCTGAGCTGTCAAATAAAGAACCATAAGTTAAAATCTGTTGTGATGTATTAACTGGATATATTTGACCATAAGGTTGTTCAAAAACCTCAACTGTACTTTTATCAGGAGATGTGCTATTTTGTATAACAGCATACTTAACTTCCGTTTCCCCCTGTACTAGCTTAAAGTTTCTTAATAATGTAGAACCAGAATCACATCTTACTTTTACATTTATATAACCCATTAAAAATTGCTTTAATGCAAAATTTGAATAAAACGGAGGTATTTGTAAAGTAAATGTATCATAATTATTTACTTCAGTAGCAGCAGGGAAAGTAATATAAGTATTTGATGATGTCTGCCAATCTCCACTATTATCTAAGTATTTATTCCCAGCACCAGTATCTAATAAAGCAATTTGTATTTTAATGCTAGTAGTGTTTCTATGCTGACAACTAAAAGTGATTGGCACACCTCCCATATAAGGAGTGTACAAATATTGTGTAAGTATTTGTAATATTTCTAAATCAGCAATACCATTACCAGCAGTTAAGCTATAATCATTAAATTGTTGATCTGTTGCTTCTACGACTGTTGCTGCTGCTGTGCCTGTTAAGGTAGTTCTCCATCCAGTTGCTGATATATTAGGTGCAGTACCAGATATAATCTTTAAGTCAGCATTATGTAAAAGATTAATAGGACTTCTATATTCACTTCTTACTTGTATATCAAAGAAGCCTTTTCTCAGTATTTTAGTTTGAGAGTTATTAATAAAGTGAACATTGTTACTTGTATAAGGTGCAATGTTAATAGTATTATTAAGTACACCTGATGATGCTACAGTTATTGTAGATGCTCCAATTGCATATCTTGTAAAGTATCTTGTAGATGCAGCAGTTTCCATAGTTGCTGATATATACCAATCTCCATTAGCTTGGTACATTCTACAGTTAAACGTTTTAAGTATATTTTCTAGTATAACATAATAACTAACTCCTACAAAATCTCTTGGATATTGATATATCTGACTAAAAGGTTCATTTGCTACATTATCAGTCCTATCAACCATGCCATCAGCATAAAACGAACAAGCTATGTTAAGATATAAGTCTGAAGGATATGCTAAATATCTTAAACCTTCAGCAATTACTTCAAGATGTTGTTTCAAATAGTTAATACTATTACTTACTACAAATTCTTGATCTTGTAAAAATGATATACCATCTATAGCAATTAGAGATGATTGTGATATACCTGTAGAGAATCCTACTTCTGAATAGTCATTAAATAAATAACCTCTCCAGATAACTGTAGAACCTTCTTTTAATAATACATAGTATAATCTAGCGTTAGATGATAATACGTTTGGATATTGATTGTAGTCATCTTCAGTTTCAAGTATAAATGAGAATTGCAACTGAGTTGATATGATAGCAGGATATGGATATTCGTTTGATGAATTAGGTTGTAAACTTATAGATGTAGGTATGTATGTTTTTACACTACCTGTATAATCCTCTTGATATATTTCAATAACTTGAGAATTACCATTTTTAAGTATCTGACTTAATGTATATCTTAATCCGTATGCCATTATGCTAAGCTAATATTTTGTCCTTTAAGATTAGATGCCTTTTGTGCTCTGTTTGTAGCCAATAATAAATCTTGTCCTCTAAGTACAAATGTACCACCTCCTCCTCCACCAATCATTGATTTTAATTTATCTAAAGGTGCAATAACCTCAGGATTGTTTTGAGCACCTGGATATTCCCCTACAAGACCCATAGTCGGTCCTGATACTATACCACCATTAGCAAATGCTGTAGCTTTTTTATCGCTTAATTTATTCTTTAAAGCAGATCCTGCTGCAACTGCTGCAATGCCTGCAACAAGTGCTGCTGGCCATGTACCAGGATTCTTAAATAACTCAGCAACTGCACCATTAGTTACAGCATAAGCAATCAGTGCTTTACCTATTGATGATAAAGCATCTGCTAATATTGTACCTAATTTTGTAAAATCAAACTCCTTACCTGACATTAATTCTCCTAATTGTTCTCCAAATGCTGTCAGCATATCAATATTTAATTGATTGAATGTGCTTTGTAGTGTTTGACCTAACTGCTCTAATGGATCAACTAAGCCACCCATTCCAGCTTCTAAATTCTTAATAGCATTAGTATATTCAACAGTAGATACATTAGTGGCATCTAAGGCAGCTTTTTTCTCTTTGAGCTTATCTATAGCTAGTTGATAAGCTTCTTTTTGTGCATTATAATTACCTCTTGTAGCCTTTAATGTTTGCTGTAATTCGGTATTAACATTTTTAATATTCTCATTGTTTAAATCAGAATTTATCTTTTTAATGCCATTAGCTATATCTTCTCTATTCTTTAATATTACTTTAGCTATATCAGCTTCTATCTTTTCATAATCCTTAGTATTTTTTTCTGCAATAGCCATTAAAGCTCTACCTTCTTCTTGAATATTTATCTTTTTTTGAAGAGCAAAGTTTTTTCTAATTATTTCAATTTGTGCAGCAGTCTTTCCTTCTATCTCAGCCCTCTTAACAGCTAGTCTTTCTTCTTCTGCTATGATTTCAGCACCATATTTATAAAATAAATATAAATCGTCTTTATAATATTTTTGTTGCTGCTTAAGTAATTCTAAGTTATTTGTATCTATTTCAACCTTAGGTGGCTTAACTGTATTTACCTTTTCAAAAGGATTAATACCTTGTTTTTTATTAACCTGATCTAAAGTGCCCTCTAATGACCTTATCATTGTTTCTGCTTGACTTATTTCTAATGCCATAGCAGGTAAATCATCATATCCAAATAAAGTTTTTAATAATCCAGGACTTCTTTTTTGTATTCCTTTAGCTAATTCATATTTTTGCTTTTGCTCTAATACTTTATTTTGTAATTCTGATAAGTTTTTAGAGGTAACTTCTTGTAAGTTTTGTTTTCTTAATGCCTCTGTATATAATTTTACAGGTATGATAGCTTCTTCAATAGTACTTATTTTGTCAGCTTCTTCCTTGTTTACACCAGATAAAACCTTTTTTATTTCCTTTAAAGCGTTTAATCTTACTGTTTCAGAATTACTATAATTTAAACCTACTCTAATTAAACTTTCTAGGTTATTCTCTTCAGCAGTTGTTGAATTTACAGCCTTTCTTAACTCGTCATTAGCATTTTTAAGACTTGTAGTAAAATCATCTGTAGATTTTTTAGCTCCAAATATTCCCATATCGTAAGCTGTAACTGCTGCCGTTAAAGCAGAAAATGCAACCATAGCAGGACCAGCAATACCAGCAATACTACCAGCTAATGCAGGTAAGTTATTTTGAATACCCCTAAATCCAAAAGGTAAATCCTGTATTACTAAGGCTAGATTATTCCATTGTATATTAGATTGCCTTACAGAATTTCCTGTTTTTGTTGCTGCTCTTCCTGCATTTCCTAAAGCTCTTTCTGCACCATTAATTGATGCTTCAGCCTTATTCATCTCATCGGCAAACATTTTTACATCTTTACCTAGAACTCTACTTAATGCATCAGACATAGCCTTAGCATTCTTATTAAACTCAGTAAGGTCTAGGTTAATATTGACTTTTATATTCTGATCAGCCATTTTGCTTTATTGGTTTTGCGTTTTCGTATTTTTTAAGCACTTCACTCAACTCATCGTTGGTCATTACTCTTTGCTTCACAAAGTTACGATTATCACAATCAAGTGATAAAAGTTCATTGGGATTTACTTTTTTACCTTTAGGCAATTGAATATTAATTAAAAGAGTGGTCTGCCATCTTATCTTTACCCATTCTTGCTCTTCTTTATGTCGATAACCATACCATACAAAATCTAGCTCTGCCATCGTCATATCCCAAAACAAATGGGGAAGCACTTGGCACTCCCCCATTGTATATCTTTCAATATCAATCCACTCTAATTTTTTTTTACCACATCTTTATTTGCTTTCTTAGTAGTAGTTTCTTCTAGTCCACTATTTAAGCTTTCGGTTAATGCAGCCATTACTTCTTGGAACTTTTTGCCACCTATGCCACCCATGTCGTCAATCCAGTCACATACTTCTAAGTCTGTGAACTTTGGAGTAATACCTTCTTTGTGTAAAGGGTATTCGGCAGCAGCTATAAATAAATTGCTTATAGCATCAAGTGATTCAGATCCGCTTAAAGCATCACCAATATCTGATGGACCAATGCATTGAAGTTGACAGAATCTTTTTAAAGACCATGTACAAAACCTCATAGGTATTTTAGACCCATCGCTAAGGGTTAGTTCGTAATGTCCTCTCATATTTTGGTGTTTTTGGTGTTATTATGCGTTAGTAGCCTGAGTCAATACTCCTTGTCCTGTAAAAGAAGCAGAGTAAGTAACTGGAGATTCCATATCAGCAGTGATGTCTAAGCTTTCTACAAATGCAGAACCAGACCAGATTAAATCACCTACTATTGGAGTACTACCATTAACTGTAGTAAACTTAACTGTAACTACACCTCTTCCGTTTAGAGCAGAGAAAATATCTCCTACTACATAGTTTGTACCTGTTGGTTCAACTGTAGTAAGACCATCTGTAGTTAAAGACCAAGAACGCAAACCTGCGATTTGATCAGCCCATCCACCGCTTGATTTAGTTGTTGCATCTGGTAAGTCAGCACTTACTGATAAAGAGCAAGATGTAGAGTGAGCTACAACTTCAGTTCCTACTAGAACTACTAGGTTTGTACCATTAAAAATTCCTGTTGTTGGCATTTTATTTTATTTTAATTTTTTATAATATTTGAGTTACAAAATGATTCATTGTGATTACTCTTCTAAAGATATAAGCTTCGTCTATATAATCAAATGTAGCAAAGTTTGTACCCATGACACGAGTAACTATTTTAAAGTCAGGAGAAGCACTTGGGTAATCAGGTACATTAACGCCTATGATCCCTAACAATTCGTTAGCCCACTGGTCTACCGATTTCTGCCCTACTTCACCTGACTTATTGGTTTTATAAACAATATCAAACTGTATAGTGACATCAAAGTTATAACTCTGTTTGTCGCTATTTTCAACTGATGTTTGACTGCTTATAATTAGAAAGGGAGGGTTAACTGTATCAGGTGCAATAGTATCATAAACACCCAAAGAAAAACTTTGTGATGCTAACTTATCTACATAAGCCTTTCTTATAGCTAAACCGCAATCTTTCATTAAGCTTCTGTTTCCTCTTTTACTTCCTCAGGATTTTGCTCTTGAGCAAGTTTTGATAAGAACTGGGTTAAAGGTAAACCATATTTAGTTGGCATTTCTTGAATAAACGCATCTAATTGTTTTACCTGCTCTTCGTTTAATGTAATTGTCATGGTATTGATTTTGTACAAATTTAACGAAATATATTTATATCTTTATCTTCTTTATTCTATCTAGCATTTTGACTAATAATTCATCAGTAGAGTTAAATAAAAAAGGGTCAGAATTCCTTAGTTGCTTCCTTTTGCCTCTTCCTATAAAAGATTCCGCATAATTAGATATACCTGGATTACTTAGTATTTTATAAGCTGTATTGGGGTTTTGACCTGTGCCAAATTCTACATAAGGTGCATAATTGATTAAATGACCTTTACTATTGCTTACATTAGATAAACCAGCTTTAATCACAGAAGATCCATTAGAAAGCTTAGTTGCTCTTATTGAGCTTCTTAAAGCACTTGTATCAACTGCAACCCTGCTTTTAGCTTTATTCTCAATTTCTACTGCTGTTTCATAAATTATAGTAGATGCCTCTTTAAATAGAATCTGAGGAGCTTCATCTAGCTTTTTTTTTACATATTCAAAACCTTGAACATTTATTTTAAATTTCCCCATTATTTAAGAGTTGAACATCCTATAAGGAAATACCTATTATTATCACCTTCATCAATAACTGAATTAATGTTATAAAGGTTTGATTGATAAGATATTACAAGTTTATTTGTAAATATCTTTGAAGTAGTATATCTAATTCTAAAAGTAATATCATCGCTTATATTATCTTTTCCTGCTATATCTGACCTGTCATTTGTATTCCTAGACATCTGAGCCCAACAAGTGTAATAGTCTACCAAAGTAGTTACTACACCACCAGCTCCATCAGAAGCATTAGATTGACTTTGGAAAGTAATTCTATTGTGTAGTTTACCTATCATTATAAAATAACGTTTATGCGTTTAAATGGCTTCATTAGCTCGTATGCGGTCAGCAAATTAGCTGATGGCTTAGTAGCCTCAACCGATGACTCTCTGTACTCGTATAGGTCTGAAACCATCTTTAAAAGGGCAGTCTTCATTGTTGTAGGAGTAGTAGCATAACCACAAGTGTAAGTAAACCTAAACTCGTTATTATAGATGCTAGTCATGTATACCTTTTTGGTAGTTTCGCCAAGAACTTGATATTCACCAACTGCCATTGAAACCCATGCAGTATAATCCCAATATTCTACTAATGATATATTATTTGTAGGAACATAAGGTAATTCTATAAAGTCATCTACATAAGCTACAACTCTTAAAGTTCTAGGAGTCATTGCAACTCCTGCATATTGCTCAAGTCTTGTTTGAGCTGTATTGATTAAAGATGTAATCAAAGTATCATCTTCGCTGTAATCTACTCTAAGGTAATTCTTAGCTTCCGCTAAAGTAACCACTGTGGCTGAAGGTGCTACTGTGGTTGTAATATCTCTTACTATTTGCATTATGCCATTGTTTTTACAAAAATAACTAAAATATAGCGGACATAAAAAAGGAGGCAGTTTGCGGCTGCCCCCTTGTATTTTAGATTAATCTAGGATTAAGCTACGTTACCGAAATCTCCGTATACAAACGCACTGTTGTAGTAGATAGGGAATGCAATACGAGCTTCAACTCTCACAGTAATCAAGTTCTTTTGGAAGTTATCGCTATCCATTTCAGAGAACTGAACAGAGATACCTTGATTTTGCATGATTTGAGCACCCATAGCCCAGTCACCTACTAAAAACTTATCAGCAGCGATTGCTGTAGATTGGAATACAGGGATACCAGCAATAGTTAAAGAACCATCAGTAGTAACAACTGTAGAACCTGGAAGGCTATAAGCAGAGTTAGTATTCTTAGTGTTCATGATAGCAGCCCAATCAGTTGGGTTGATTAAGATACCATTAGCAGAATAGTTACCAGCAGAAACCTGTGCAATAGCTTGTACTAATTGCTCAACGTCAACTGTAGCAGCACCACTGAAAGCAGCAGCGTTAATAGTCAAACCAGTTAAGTTTGGAGCTGTACCGCTACCATTCAATAACTGAGCATCTTCAGCTAATAAATACTTCTCTAACAAACGAGCTTGTAAGAAAGAAGTCATAGCAGGAACGTCATCTAACATTTGACGAGAGATTCTTACGAAACCAGCGATGTACTGAGCAGGAGCATCAGTCATTGTGATATCGAAATCGATTTGAGCTTTAGCAGAACCTTGAGTTTGAGGAGCTGCATCACCTTCACCACCTGTTTCCTTAGGGAAAGTAAATAAACCTGTAGAAATAGTTCCTACTGGTAATAAACTTCTCAAATGCACCTTACGAGAAGGAAGAGCATATACTTGAGGAGCATATTGTCTTTGGATATCACCAGTTAAGTTAACTGCTTCTGTCATGTTACCTACTGCCTTAGTGTCTAATACAAAGCCAGAACGCTTTACTTCACCACGACCTAATTTTGCGATGCTGTCAGCATTCTTTTCGATTGCGTCAGCAAGAGTTACGTTAAACCCTTTTACTTGATTTTCGTTCATTGTCTTACGATTGTTTTTTGCCTCTAATTTGTCAGCAGCATCTTTTACTACAGCAACTTGAGATTTTAATTCTTCTAATTCTGATTTTAAACTGTCTACCGCTACTGCGTTATCAGCTTTTAATGTTTCGATAGCACCGTTTACTTCGGTTTTAACGCCTTCGAAAGCACTTTTGATTTCTTCTACCATTAGTTGAAAATTTTAAATGATTTTAAATAATTGTTCACCTCTACTTCAATAGAAACCATCGGGTCTTCCTCTTCCTCCAATGCTTCTTCTTCTGGCATTTCGACTGTGCCTTCAGATGATAGTTGCGGTTGTTCTTCAAGGTCGACTGACTCTTCATCTTCCATCTCAGCAAGATATTGTTGTAATTGCTTAAGTTTAAGTTCCAACAATTCAAATGTTTCATCAGTAAAGTGACCATTTCTTAAAGACTTGATAGTTTTACCCATCTCATCTACAAGAACAGACTTTATTTGACTCTTCACTCCTACTGTTGGTGTATTTGCGTTTGCACCCCACAATACTGAACTACCCTCAAACAATTTAATTTCATTGATTTCGTTATAGCCTGACTTTGCTTGTGACTTGATAGTCTGAAAGCCGATGCTATGTTCTGTGATATGACCTTCTTTATACAACTCATAAGTATCGTTACCTAATGTTGTATTAGGCATCTTTACTCTAGCCTTTAAACCAAATCCATCTTCCATCATCTCAAATGGTTTAGCAATTGGTTTCTCGGTTGAATGGTTAAATAAATGCCAGATTCTATTCTTGGCACTAGGTCCGTTTTCTTTTAGGGTTTTAGTGAATGCACCTGGTACAATAACATCGCCATCGCTGTCAACATTACCAAACGCAGAATAGTAGACTGTGATAATTCTACCATTATCTTCCATGTCTACTGGAGCACCACTTACCGCTTTCTTGTTATAAAAGTTACTCATATTTTTTATTTAAGCTATATAAACTGTGCAGCATCTACAGTTGCAGTTATTTACTGCTAACCCTGCTGCATCATGTGCATATTGCATTTCTATTAGTCCGTAGTCAGGAGTGTTTACTAGGAATGGTTGATTAACAGGGATTCTTACACCTTTGTTGTCAGGATTCGTTTGTCTATCTAAATCCCTGTGCCATAATCTTGGCTTACCACTCTTAGCTGGATATTCAGCAGCTATCCATTGTTTTAATACTGGAATACCTGCTAACTTAACCGCACCTATAGCACCTGTACTTAATGCCTGATGGCTTTCAGTTCTTGCTATAAGTAAACTCCTTGCGTTATTTATCTTCCCTTCTCTTAGAGTTTGAATAGCCAATGAATTAACTTCATTTTGTGACAATCCATTCTTACGACCAAACTTTATAACATTCGCTAATATACGAGCTATTTCGTTTTCAGTAGTATTCTCTATGCCTTGCATCTTTAGTCCGCTAATCGCAGTCCAATAGGATAACATAAATACTAACCACTCATCCAAAATGTTTAAAGGATCAAGGTCAATCTCTTCCGCTTTCTTATTCGTTTCAAACATCTGTTGGTATCGCATAGCAGTATAACCGCCAGTTGATTCATACAAAGTTCGTAAAATATTATTAATCTTATCGCCAGTGAAAAATCCTGCACGATTATTAGTAGCTTGTTCTACCCCTAATGCTTCAACCATTTGTGCAGCTTTATCAAAGTCGGCTTGTAAAGCCTCTTTTATTTTAGGCTGAAACTCTCTGATTGATTTCCTTGCAATCTTTTGTTGCAAAGCAAACTGCTGTGATGGGTAAAGTATTTTCGGCATTATTTAGACGGATCGTACGCCCAATTTTTTAATGATATATCTCTTTTAGAAGGACAGCCTTCTGCTGCTGGTTCACCTTGTTCTGCTCCTTTCATTCTGCTCACAAAGCTGATAGTTCTGTTTGCGTCTTCTGCATCTGCTGAAGTCCAATCTTCTTTCTTCTTAGACAATAGTCTTAGGTTTCTAGTGATAGGGCTTCTGTCAAGTGATGCTTTCTTAGAACACTCTGTATTTGACCAGGCTTCTAATTCTGAATAGCTCATGTTGGTAATTGACTTGTACTTTGCGTACACTTCATCTACTTGCTCGTTCTTACTCAAAAAAAAACCTTCACTTTTTACAGGTGGCAAATTATAGTCACTTTGTTGTTGTGCATCTCTAGGGTCTTGTAGCATCGTCAACTCGTCTATAGGCAAGTAACCTGCTGGGATAAATATCTCATCCATTTCAGTTCCTTCCATAGTATCATAACGCATAGCTGCTCTCTTCTCGTTTGGAGTAATCCACCAAGATTGAGAAAGGATAGCACTAAGCTCTTTCATGTCCTCTTGTAATTCAGGGAATACTGTCAAATCGAAATCGATATAGTAACCTTGACCAATCTCTGTTGAGAAGAATCTATTGAACGCATCACGAAGAGCTACTAACTCAGGAAGAACTACTTGAGTCAACATTTCCTTCTTAGCTTCCTTCATGTTGTTATAAGTCTTGTTATCAGGATCGTTAAACAAAGCAGAGTTCACTCCGTAAACATTACAAAGTTCTCTAAGTGTTACTTTCTCTGATTCTAATAACTGCAAGTCAATAGGACTTAAACCCATGTTAATCCAATTCAACTTTGCACCTGCAATCAAAATCTTACCAGCATTCTTTAAGATACCAGCTTGAGTTTTTGTTCCGTACTGATTGTAAAAATCTTCTTTAAGCTTTCCTGCTGCCTCTGGTCCGAAATCATTTGATTCATCAGCAGACAAGATACCTTTAGGTCCTTGATTCTGTAGCATACCTACTGAAGTGTCCTTAGCATCGTTAGAACGCTGAACAGTTCTGTAAGCAGCCTGTAAAGGCGACAAACCATATAGTTGATTACCGTTAGTGTCAAAGTAAGGGTTGAAGTATTTTAGATGGATTACGTCTTTCGCATCTAATTGATCCCATCCAACTAGCGTAAAAGAATAACCTTCAACCCCATTTATTGTACCATCAGAAATAATGGCAACGTATTGAGATGGGAGTGTAACAAGTTCAGCAACCTTACCAGACTCTAGTCTATTCGCCCAGATATAAGTGTTACCAGTAATTAGTTTATAACCTACAGCACTCTCGATAAATTCAGAGAATGATTGATATTCATTTGGTTTTTCTAGCAAATCGTTTAAAGGTGAATCAGCAATCTCAGCAACTGCTTTTACACGAACTAACTCAGCTTTAGCAATATCTGTAGTAGATGTTGCATTACTTAGCATTGACTTGTATCTTGCTAATTCTTTTTTGTTCTTTACTTGATAAACATAGAAAGGAACAGTAGAAATAGTTTTAGAGATACGTTTGATGATAGCATATACCTCACTATTGTTTTTATAGTCAAGTACAAATTTTTGCTGGTCTAATTCTGGATAAAGTGTTCTTCCGCCAATCAATCCACCAAAATCAGTAAAAGGATTGTTAAAAGTCACCTTTGGAGCTGCCTTTTGTTGAAAAGGGTTAGCTGCCTTTAGTATGTCCGTTAAATTCACGCTATATATTATTTTTACAAAAGTAACAAATTTTTATGCTATACAACCCACCCTCTTTTAGGTTTCGCATATTTTGTGTATATAGCATACCTCATAGAGTCCATTAAGTGATCTCGAAACTTCACAGGTTCATCAAGTGTATTACCATCTGTATCGGTCTTCCACTTGTAGTTTTTAATCTCATCAAGCAAATCTAAGGACTCTGACCTAATATGCAAAGGAAATGATTTTACCTTGTTGATTCCTGCATAAACATCTTTCACAGCACTCTTCAAGTTAAATCCTGCCTTATTCACCTCCGAGATGGTTTTCGGTTCAGCAGGGTCGGCATATATCTCCGAGTTTCTATCAAGCCCTAATGACCTCATCCTATCAATTAGTAAAGCAGTCGACATTTTTGTATCGTAGATTAATTGGTCCACAAACAACTCGCCATCAAAATTCTTAACCCTAACAAGGGCTGTTTGGTTGTTAAAGCCAAAGTCAAGTCCGTAAAACACATCTCCTCCATCAGGGAAGTTCCTTCTACGCTTCCAATGCGTATAAATGGTTGCTTGGGATATTGCTCTCTCTCCTAAGCCATAAACTCTCCAATATTCATGGTCGGCTGTTTTAAGCCTCTCAATCTCATCTACGATTGATTTTTCAAGAAATGGGTTGTCTTTGTAGGTAGTGATGGTAAAGTCAGCATCTTCTCTAGGAACAACCTTATCATAAATCCAAGAATAGTAATCCGAAGGGTTATAGTCAATTACAATCTTTTCTGTGGTTCTTAATGCTAACTGCATCCAAGATTCGTAGTTTACCTCATTCGCCTCGTTTATAAACAAGTAGTTTCTTTTACGACCTCTTATTTTTTGTGGCTGATCGGTAGAGACGAACTCTACGATGTTGCCTCCTAAGAAGTAAAGATTTTCTGATTTGTTGTGCTTTTCTTCTGAGTATAATCCATATTTCGATAGTATTTCGATAAAGTCTCTCATCACTGAGCCTTTTATGGATGGCAACGAGGATCTGCAAATGGTTAGGGTTTTTCCCTTCTCTTGTAATAATTTCACGATAAACCAAGTCAATACATTGTAAGTTTTGCCAGACCTTGTTCCGCCTTGCATAACTGATATTTTTTTTTGGCTGTTTTGTAGTACTTCGAAGACGATGTTTGTGGTTACATTCATAAGACATAGGAAAAAAAATTAAAAAATTGGTTGTGTGTTTACCATTAGAAAACTTTTGGTTTTATAGGAAGGTAGGGAGGTGTCTATCCTATTTGCTATTTTAAGCCCCATTTAAGCCTTTCAATTATTAAATGGATACATAGTACTACACATAGGGTTAAAAGCCGTAGAATCGCCTTAAAATGCGTAATAGAGGCATTGTAGCTACTCCTCATAGTCACCATCTTCATTAATATCCAATAATTCACCCTTATCATGGTTATAAAGTGGGATTTCATCACTTTCTCCTGCCTTGTAAGCAGGTACGACCATTCCTGGCTCTGTTTGCGTATCAAAGTTGATTATTTCACCTTGAGGTAACGCTTTGTGTTCATCTCCGTCTATTTGTTTCATAATATCTCCAATTTGATTCGGTTTAACTACGTTGACTGTAATTTGCTTAACCACATCTCCTTCATGAGCAACCTCAGTCTTTTCGATATATCCTCTTCTCTTGCCTCTAGTCTTCAGTAAGAACATTGTAGCTAAGGTATCACCTCTAGCAATCCTCTCCATTAGCTTTTGTTCGCCAAAGTCAAGCATTATCTCCTCAGGCTCGATTTCAGCCAATCTCTTAGCAAACTCAGGGTCATCCTTCAACCAAGTCTTATACTGCGTTCTACCGACTCCAGAAGCCTCACAAGATATGGTGATATTGCCGAAGTTCTCCTTATAAGCTATGATAAAAGCCTCTTTAGCTATTTCCTTGAATTGTGCGTTCATATTATCTATTCTTTGTTGGTGTGCGTATCGAAATAATGGTAGTAGCTTTCTTCTCTAGGTTATCATGACCTAACCACTTGCCACAATTAGTGCATTCGAACTGAGTAGTCTTAATTTGACTAAACCAAACATATCCATCAGTCTTAGTACCACATTTACAAGTGTACTCTCGTTTGCCGTAAGTATCTTTCATAGTCATTTCTTTAACTTGGTTACGTTATTGCTAAGAGGCTTTACCAAGTGTTAAATTCAAATCTACAACTTATATTGTAATGTTTAAAAATGTTAAAATCATTGTTTTATATCAGAATATTGGGGGGCACATGGGGTATAGTTTTTTTATACCGCTAAAAAATAGGGTAGGGGGTGGAGTGGGGGAGGGCTTTGCTGTTGTAACATTGAAAAAAGTTTATTGGGTAACCTTTCTCCTCTCCTATTTAACATAATATATATTATATGCTGTTTGCTCTCTCTTATTCGGTGGATCATTTTGGGTGGTTTAGGTTGCTAAGTTAGTACGAATAATTTAATGATTGGTTAGGCACTCAGAGGGCAAAAGTAAAACTACCTATCATTATTGTATTAATATATAAACCACTAATTTAATTATAAGTATATTAAATAGCTAATTAAACTAATACTATTAATATAGTATATTAAATTAAATATTAAATTAGTTATTTAACATTCATTACTAAAATACTTAGTAATTATATATAAACGTTAACAAAACTTTAACAAATAATTTATATTTATTTACAATTGTTTTAAATTGTTTACATATCTTTAGGATCTATTTATAACTAAAACAAAACAAACATGGAAACACTAAGCAAAATCTTACTAGTATCTGAACTAGTTTTATTCACTCTATTCATGGCAAACGTGGGTAGATTATTAATTCACCTTTTAATCGATAACAATGCAAACGATTAGCCTATTTGAATTTATCGCCTTATTCATTGGTGGTATCTTACTTTACACATTAGCCAAAACAATCTGGCAAGAGTTAACACAATACAAATAAACAAACCTTTAAACCTTTACACAATGCAAAACATTTTAGACGCAACGCCAAAGGCTACATTTTACATCAATGAATTGAGCTGTGAATTAGCCGAGTTATTTATACAGCATACATACGAACACACATCGCAACCGATTTGGCAGCAATGCGAAAATGGTGATATGATTTATACTGATTTTGTACAAGATGAATTTAATAACATATTAGATAAAATAGAAGCCTACTTAGAAAATAACAAATTAAACAAATAAAACTAAACTCAATGACAAACACAACAACACAAACAGAAACAATATCAAGACGTTTTTTAGTCGAAAAATTAGAGGCTTTACAAACAGATGAGTTTGACAGCTCGGAATTAGTTTACTTAACAGATGAGGAACTAATATACAAAATAATTGAAACGGCTGAATATTATCAAAACGAATATAACAACCAATAAACCTTTTAAACTTAACACAATGACACAAACACAAACAGATTTTGAAATCACAAGAGTTGATTGTGACAACGATGGTAATTCCCGTTACGTTGTCCACTTTCTTAACTTCATAACAAAACAAGATAAGGCGGAGGCGTGGCTTTTGTCTAAAACTTGCACACCTTTTAATTTTTCAACTCATTATGAGTATGAGATTGCCATTAGAAAAGCCCGAACAATTGGAGGCAAAAGATACAAAGCCAAACATTATGGGGGCGGTATTGTCTTTACATCTAACAGCAAACAAGCATTGGCGGAATCTATTGCCGAGCTAATGGATGAAACAAAACAAACTTTTTATTTTTCGTTTAATGGTCGACTATTAGGAGCAATCGGCAAAACCCACTTTGTAACTACAAAGGTAATAGCAGAAAACAAAGAAAAGGCAATCATTGAACTTTATAATAAATACGAACACATCACCAACTTAAAAATCAAATAAATTAAACACAATGAGAAAAATCACTCAAAACACAATCAACGCTTTTTTAAATGATGACCCAATAAAGCAAACAAACACGCAAGTAATAGTAAACGCTAATTTCGGAGACCCTCGCACCGAGTTGTATCTATTCGATAATCTAATAGCACAAAAGAGAATCGGGAGCAAAACGATTCAGATAACAAATGCAGGTTGGAAAAGCAGAACAACAAAAGAAAGGCTAAATGCATTGCCTAATGTTAGAATACAACAAAAGCAAAAAGAATGGTATCTAAACGGCATCAAATGGGATGGCGAATTTATAACAATACAAAACTAAAATAAAATGAAACCATTAAAGTCAAGTATAAAATTAGAAGCTACTAAATTATTAGATAAATCTATTGAAGCAATTTTTAACACTTTACATAAAAAGTATAAAACATCAAGCGGAGATATTTCACCATATCAACAATATTTGATAGATGATATTAAGACGCAACTGATAGACGTTTTTAGTAATCAAGTTTTTCAAAATATAGATTTAAATAAAATAAATTTAAATGATTTAAACAGAAATGAATTGATAGAGTTAGCTTATTCTTTAGACTGGAACGGTAGCTGGGACGCTGACGAAGAAGGGCAGCAACCAATAACAAAAGCGGAACTGATAGAGGCAATTAACTCGATTCTACAAGATTATTAAAGCCCCCTTCCTTTGCCTAAATGGTAGGTTTATGGGTTCGAATCCCACAAAGGAGCAAACCAAAAACAAAAACAATGAACAAAACAGAGATTTTAAACGCTATCAATAGCGGTTATGAGGTTGTAAGTGTATGCAATACAAAAAAGTTAATGCTTATAAATGGCAAACTATACTTTGGCATTGTTGGAACTTTTTATTCGATGTCTGTGCAAAATGACAATGAATTAAAGTTATATAATTGGAGAATCTTATAATTAGTTAATTTTAGCCTAAATAAGGCAAGCAACTTGCGTTTAAGATTTATACCCTAAACAATATTTAAAAGGCAAATTTGAGGCTATAAATCGGCTTTAAATGGTATTTTTACCATATTGGTAAGATATGTTAGTTAAAAAGCAATTTTTAGCTATTGTAACCTTTTTTCAGTTGCATATCCAAAAACCCCATAAAAACCTAACAAAAACCCTATCCAAAAACCCCACAAAAATCTTTTATGAATGTACTTGAATTATTCGCTGGAAGTAGATCCATTGGAAAAGTTGCACAAAAACTTTCCTTTAATGTTTACTCAAGCGACATTGAGCAATTTGGTGGCATTGATTATGTTACCGACATCTTAGAATTTGACGTAACAAAAATCCCTTTTAAGCCTGATATTATTTGGGCGTCTTGCCCTTGCACTGCTTTCAGTGTGGCAGCAATAGGCAAAAACTGGACTAAAGTTGGAGATGATTACATCCCCAAAAACCCCAGAGCAGACTTTGGTCTTAAACTGGTGCAAAAAACCCTTGAAATTATTGAGCATTTTAACCCTACCTATTTTTTTATAGAAAATCCAAGAGGAATGCTTAGAAAGATGCCTATAATGAAGGATCTTCCAAGACAAGGCGTTACATATTGTCAATATGGAGATACAAGGATGAAACCAACAGACATTTGGACTAACAGTACAAAATGGATTCCAAGACCAATGTGTAAAAATGGCGACCCATGTCATGTAGCTGCACCCAGAGGATCAAAAACTGGCACACAAGGACTTAAGGGTTCATACGAGAGAAGTAAAATACCAGAAGACCTTTGTTATGAGATACTAAAGTCTTGCATCATTTAACAAAATATTAGCAAAAAACTTCTAAAGATATCCAAAAAACTACTAATTTTACAAAACAATTATAAACAAAACAAAAAACCTATGCACGAATTAATTACACTCAGCTACCAGATGAAGTGCGGTATTACTGGCACAATCATCGACAAAGGCGAACAAGCCTATTACAACCATCAGACAAAAACCTGCATTCATCCTGTAGAATACGAAAGGAACATGAGCCAGGTTAAGATTGGTGATTCAAAAACCTACTTTACTAGACTCCAAAAACTTAATAAGTAATGCCATTCTCAACTTGCTGTGGAGCACATACCAATTATCCTGAAATAGATATTTGTCCTGACTGCTTAGAACATTGCGATTGGGAAGAGGATGAAGAAGAAGAAACCAATAATTAAACAATAAAACAAACAAACATGAAATTCGAATTTGTACAAGACACAGACTTAATTTTAGGTAGTACAATGTACTACACAAAGCAAGAGGGTATCATCATTAGTGGATCATTTAACAAGGATAAGGATGAAGCTTACGCCATCTTTGAAAAGCTAAGTAATGGTATCCCATTAAGGATAACAGAAGTATTAGAAACAAAAATCTATCAAAAACCCTCGCAAGAGTAAAAACTAAACCAATGCTGAAACTAACCCTAGAACAAAAGAAAAAAGGTATCAAAGAAGAGTTTACCTATGTAAACAGTAACGGAAGAATGTCAAAACAATACACCTATAAAGGGATGTTTATAACATGGGATAACCAAATCCTACATGGCAAATGGTATTACTGGAGAGCAAGTTATTACGCTTCTTTAGATGCAGCAGTTCAAGGAATAGACAGACATATCAATCACTTTAAAAACACAAACAAATGCTAGAGATTACAGATTACAAAAGCCTATTTAAGTATGGCGACATGAAGAAGATTATGGAAATAACAGGCTATAGTCGTTATGTAATAGAAACAAGACTTAAAAACAATGATTACGAGATGACCGAGTTAATCAAAACATTCTATGACAAAAAACTTGAATTACTTAAAAACCAAATATGGGAGCATCAGAAATAAGCTATTACGTTATGCCAGGACTAAAACACAGAGAGATAAGATTTGAGCAAGTTATAAGAACGGTATGTGATGTCATGAAAGCTGATAGACTAAAAGTACTTACGCCAAACAGAAGTAAGCAATTAGTTTTTGCTAGGAATATGTGCTACTTTATTTTTAGACGTTATTTTTCGATGACGTTAAAGGAGATAGGTCAAGCTTTTGACAGAGATCATACTACAATCATACATGGAATCATGACATTCCAAAACGATATAGAATGCATCAAGTTTTATAAAACTCAGTTTCAAGAGGTACAACAAACATTAGGATTACATACAAACAACAAAAAACTAAATATTTTAACATTAAACTAAACATTATGCTATCATCATTCGCACACTTAAACGAAACAGACAAAAGAATCTTTGTCGCAAAAATCATCCACAACATGAGCTACAGCCAATCAAGTTTTGAAACTATGGAGGCTATAGTTAAAATGTGGGAACAATATCCAATTAGAAAAGCAACTTTTTTTACACAACAAAATCAATTAACACATGGAACTGCAAACAACTAACACCCAAATTCAAGCACCTAGTTACCAAATGGTCAACAAGGACTCAATGCTTTCTTTATCTAACGAGCTTAAACGCTTTGTAAAGGATGCACACTTAGTATCTAACATTAAGGGTAAGGACTATTGTAACGTAGAAGCCTGGCAGATGGCAGGAGCTTCTCTAGGCTTATTCCCTATCATTACAAGTGTACAAGACCTATCAAGTGAAACAGAGGTTAAGTACATGGCTACTTGTGAAGTTAGATCGTACCAAGACAATAAGTTAGTGTCAGTAGGTATAGCAATATGCTCTAACAAAGAGGGTAGCAAAAAATTCTTTGATGAGTATGCTATCTTATCTATGGCACAAACTAGAGCAGTAGGTAAAGCATTTCGTAATCAGTTAGCATGGTTGATGAAGGCGGCTGGATTCGAGGCGACACCTGCTGAAGAGATGGACTTTGTACATGAAGAGCCAAAAAAAACCTCTAAGCCAGTACAGACAGTTGTAGCTGAAATCTTAGAAGATGAGCCTACAAGAGAAGAAATAATGATGGAGGTAGCTAAATGTACTAAGGTTAAGCAATTAACTGACACATACTTTACTTACAAGCAATCATTTGATTCTGATGAAACATTGATGAAGGTATTAAAAATGAAAAAAGAAAACCTAAAATAAAATGAATTTAACATTATTACCAAAAGTAGAACTTAGTTCTATAGAACCGAACAAATTTGCTATTGAGTTAATCAAGTCGCAGATAGTAGATCACTTTACGCAGACTGGTGAGTCACCATTAGAACTACTTGTTAAGTCAGAGGCTGTTGTACAGCTTTTAGAAGGCATTAGAGCCGATTTAAAGGAGTTAGTACTAGATGAGCTTAGTAAGTATCCTGGAGGCAAGGCTGAGGTCTTAGGAAGCGAAATGGCTAAGTTTGAATCAGGTGTTAAGTATATCTATGACCAAGACTATACTTGGAGCAAAATGAATGAAGAAATAGAGTCATTAAAGTTTGCTTTAAAGGAAAGGGAAAAGATGCTTAGAACATTGCCTATGGCTATGGTTGATCCTGAATCAGGAGAGATGGTCCACCCAGCACCTAGAATAAGTACAACAACCTTTAAGATTAGCTTAAAGAAATAAAAATCCTCCACCACCTCAAGATACCAATATTAATAACCTGATAGTAATTTATAAAAAACTTGGGGTGGTTTTTTAAACTACAAACATGAAACAAACGATAATATTTATATACGAGCTTACAAAGTTTGTAATAATATCTATACCACTAGCAATATTGCTATTTGTAACATTAACCATAATTAGTAAATTCAAGAATATATGATGGAGATTGCAGGATTAGAGAACTCAGTACCAGTGAGGATGATTTATGTTGACGACAAAAGTGAAGTATTGTTTAAATCTTTAGCTCATGCAGCAAGGAATACAAGAATAACACAAGACTCAATAAAGAAATCACTTAACCCATTACTAAAGAGGAAATTTAAACACAATAATAGAGATGTGGTTTTTAGGATAGTAAAGGATAAATAGTATATTTGTCGATGCAAACCGTACTTTGCAGTTAAAACTTATTGCCCGAAGAGGCGTGGGGGTGTACGGACTCCCGCAAATCTGAGGGCTTTTTTATTTTATGAATACAGGAATGATTGTTAAGAGCAGATCGGCTGAGAAGTTTACTGCTATCGACAACGAGATTATTAGGAATGTCGAATTAACATTAGAGGAGAGAGGATTATTAATTTATTTACTAAGCATGAGGCATGATTGGGTGGTTTATAAAACTAACCTACATGAACGATTAGGTTGCACTAAAGGTCAACTAGACAGAGTTTTTAAGGGATTACAAACAAAGAACTATATCTTGTCTGTAAAGGTTATAAATGAGCTTGGAAGATTTACTGGATGGAATCATGTAGTATATGATACACCAGCAATCCGAGATGATAAATCACCGAGTTCTATAAATGCCGAAGTCGGTGAAAGTGCCCCTATAAGTAATACTAATACAATTAATAGTAAATTAAATATTAAGAAGACTAAGTTTATAAGACCAACAGCTAATGAGATAGACTTATATGCTAAAGAAATAGGCTTTTTAACTCTTGATCCTTCTTATTTTATAGACCATTATGAATCTAATGGTTGGTTAATAGGTAAAAATCCCATGAAAGATTGGAAAGCTACTGTAAGAACTTGGAAAAGAAATAGTTCTAAATTTAATACTACTAACGTACCTACAAACAAAATAACTACACAAATAAAACTTAAATAATGACACCAAAACAAAAAGCAAAAGAATTAGTAGATAAGTATAATAAAGATATAATACTATATTGGGATTTATCTTATAACCAAGCTAAAAAATGTGCATTAATAGCATTAGATGAAATGATAGCAGAATTAGCTTATATAAGAAATTATGATGAAGAAATAGATGAAAAAATGATTATAAAAATAGATCAAAGACAAGATTTTTTAATAGAAGTTGAAAAAGAAATAGAAGCATTATGATAGCTATAAACCTACCAAAAGCTTTAGATATTGAATCTAACATACTTGGTGCATTGCTTTTAGACAAAAGAACTATCCCATTGGTTATAGGTCATCTAAAAACTGACATATTTTACGATCTAAAGCACCAAAAAATCTTTAACGCTATTAAGGAAATGTATGATAGTAACATATCTATAGACCTTACTACCGTAGCTCAAAAACTCTCCCAAGATGAAGACATAATACGAGAAGGTGGTGCATATTACTTATCAAAGTTAACTGATAATGTAACTACAACAGCTCATATAAACACACACATTGAGATTGTTATTGAGATGTACAAGAAGCGTGAAGCTTATAAAGTGCTTAGAATAGCTGAGAATAGTTGTTTAGACAACGATAGTCAGTCATTAGACCTTTTATCTGACCTTAATAGTCAACTTATAGGTTTACTAGAATATGGTAATTTATATGAAAAAAGCATAACAGACGTAGTTATGGCAATCAATTTTGCTAGAGATTTAGCAAGTAATGGCGAACTTTTAGGATTTAATACTGGTTTTGATGAACTAAACAAGACTATAGCAGGATGGTGTAAACCTGACCTATGTATTATAGCTGCAAGACCTGGTGCAGGTAAGACAGCAATGATGCTTTCAAGTGTTTATCACTTAGCTATCCTAAATAACGTTCCTACGGCTATTTTTAGCCTCGAAATGAGCTCCGAACAGCTTGTTGAAAGGTTAGAGTCAATAACAAGCCAAGTGCCCTTAAAACGCCTTAGAACGAATAATTTGAATGACTATGAAAGAAAGCTACTTTTAAAGACAGATGACAAGATAATCACAGCACCCATCTACATAGAGGATACTGGAGGAATCAGTATCTCACAACTCAGAGCTAAGGCTACTATTCTAAAGCAGAAGTATGGTATTAAGGTTATATTCCTAGACTATCTTCAGCTTATGAGTGGACAAGGCAAATCAAACCAAAACCGAGAGCAGGAAGTAAGTTTTATAAGCAGAAGCCTTAAAGCCTTAGCCAAAGAGTTGGAAGTACCTATTATTGCTTTATCGCAGTTATCTAGAAAGGTTGAGGAAAGGGCTGATAAGCTACCAATGTTGTCTGATCTTAGAGAATCTGGTAGTATTGAACAAGACGCTGACATAGTTATTATGCTTATGCGACCATCTTATTACGAAATGAAAGAGCCTGTAGAGATTGGTGGTAAAGAATACCATCCTGACGACCTTGTTATCGTTAAGGTAGAGAAGAACAGGCATGGTAAATGCGTAAATATTCCAGTACAATTCATCGGTGAAACAACAACATTTAAAGATTATGATACACACTAAAGAAATTCCAGGTTATGAAAATTACATCATTACAGATGTAAATACAGTTTTTAACGTAAAACGAAAAAAGCTGATTAAGGTGCAAGTAGACAAAGATGGCTATTTAGTAGTCCAATTATGGAAAAACTCTAAGCCTAAAAAATTTAAAATGCACAGATTAGTTGCAATGGCGTTTATACCGAACCCTGAAAATAAACCACAGGTAAATCATATAAACGGAATTAAATTTGATAATTCTATTGAAAATTTAGAATGGGTTACCCAATCAGAAAATATGCTTCACGCATATAAAATAGGATTGCAAAAACCTAGTGATAAACAAAAGGAATCTGCTTCTAACTTACACGCTAAACTTGTTTTAAATACCCAAAACGGTGTTTATTATAAAAGCATAAAGGAGGCTGCTGCTTTTTACGGTAAATATTCTGAACAAAATATTGGACAAAAGGTATTAGGTAAAATAAAAAACAATACACCATTTATATTAGTATAACAGGAAATTTACCTATCAGATTTATTGGAGAAACAACCACATTTGAAGACTATAAAATTTAAACTATGAAAACATCAATACAAGAATTGCAAGAATGGATGACTGAAAATCATTTTAAAGTTACGTTTGCTTTTTTAGACCAACTTGAATATTGTAAACAAAAAGAAAAAGAGCAGATAATAGATGCTTATAGAATTGCTTCTATTAATAATGCTTCAAATGAAGATATGAAAAACATTAAAGCTGAATATTGGCAAATAAATGCTGAATTATGGTATGATAAACATTATAACCAAAACAAATAAGCTATGAAGCAAAAACCCACCGATGTAGAATATGTAGAAGGTGAAGACCTTAACATAGAGAACATGAAAGAACGTATTATAACCAAAGCTTGGTATGATACTGCTAGATTTAACGATATAACAGACATAGCAGTTGGTATCGGTATAGGCACTAGAACACTTTACTTTTACGCTAAGAAACTAAAACTACCAAAGCGAAGTGGACTTAAATAGGAACTATAAGAATACTCGTAAGTTCGACATAGAACAAGCTAAGGCTAAAGATGGCACTTACCAGGCATTATTATTGTTTGCTAGGAACACAAAAATCCTCGTTATCCAACAGCCAAAAGCACTCAAGCAAAAATTCATGTGGCTTGAATACGAGAATAATGGTAAGCCTAGCGGCATAGCTGATACAAGAGTAGAGTTCTTTGCTATCAACTTTGACCTTAAAGATAGGATTTACTTTATAAGAGCTGAGATGCTAAGAATTAAGGCAAGAAGACACTTTAAATGGGGTAAAACTAAGATAGTGGAGGGCGTTAGATATGTAAAAGTTCCAACTATGGAGATGATACGTTTCGATTAATTAATGTAATTTCGTTTATATGACATATAAAACAGCAAGTGACTTAACCAAGATGATGCTAGAATATTTAGATAGTTTAGGTTATGAGGTATGGAGAAACAACAACCTAGCAGTCAAAGGAAGGTCTTTCATTGGTAAGAAAGGTTTACCTGACATCATAGGTTACCATAAGAACTATGGTCAGTTCATTGCTTGTGAGATTAAAGCTATAGGTGATAGACTAAGCGTATCACAGACAAGTTTCTTAACTCACTTAGGTATGTGCGGTGGCACATCTATTGTATGTCAACAAGTATCAGACGGAACAATTAATTTAACAATATTTTTAGACAATGGCGAAAGCAAAATCAGCACTTGGAACGAGCACAAAGGTCAATTTTGGGAAGAGAAGGTTGGGTAAGGCTAAGAAAAGAAACGGACCTAAAGACAAAAATGTAAAACCCTACCGACAACAAGGTAGATAAAAACAACAATTATGGAAAATTTAGAGTTAGAAAACAAATCAGAAAATGTAACTAAGACAACTAAAAAAGAGGTTAAGGTTACTGTAGTTCCTAAGGAAAGCAAGTTTGTAACTGCTGAAACTATTAAGTTAGTAGAAGACATCTTAAACGATGGTACAGTAGACATCAAATGGAGAGCACAACTTAAAGAACAAGTAAGAAAATATAAAGGTAATGGAGAATAAGTATGACAGTATAGTCGAGTCTGTTATTACAAAGTATAAAGACAGAGCTAACATTGGCTTTACTAAATACGGAACTAACCTAGACAGGACTGACTTAAACACTAAAGAATGGGCTGAGCATTTACAGCAAGAACTTATGGACGCTGTATTATACTTAGAGAAATTCAAAGAAGGAATTAAAAATAGTTTATAAACCAAAACAAATATCATGGCAACACAAAAAGAGAACTTCTTAGGAAGATGTTTCACACTTAGATCAGCTTACGGATCATTCAGAAAAGTATCATTTGGTCCAGAGGACTTAAAGAAACTAAATGACTTCGCAGCATCTAACAAAGGATGGTGTTCTATCCTTATCAAAGACAAAAAGAACGCAGGACCTGAACAAAGTGATTTCTATTGTGAAATGGATACATTTAAAGCAGGTGATTATAAACCAACGGATAAAAAATTACCATTTTAGTTATGAATCCAAAAATTTACAAAGAAATAATCATCAACCTATCACTTTTATTAGTAGGTTTGTATCTACCATTTGCATTTATTATTAATAAGTACAATCCATTAGGTTGGGAATGGTATGAAAGATGTTTATACGTTATAGCAGTTGTAGCAACTATAGGTTATGCTTCATCGGTATATAACAAAAAGTAGTATGTTTTGTTTGTAGTTTAATAAGTTAGACCCTGCTATTCATAGTGGGGTCTTTTTTTGACTTATATAGAACTAATATGTATCAAAAAGTGCGTTTTTTGACACATAAAAAACCCCCAGATTTTACCTGAGGGTTAACCAAAACTACACACAATCACACACCACACATGAGAGCTATTTTAATTATGACTATTTCTAGTGTCATAAAACTTTGTCAATACTGATCCGTAAAGGATTGCTTGATACCTTGTAATAAAGCTTTCTACTGTTTCATTCACATAGAAGTAATCTTCATTAGCCATATATACAAAACACCTATCACTATTTTCTTCATCAGCCGTTACACTCGCCACCTGATAGATGTTGATATAAGCATCTGATTCCTCAGAATTATCCTGGAACTCGTAGCTTTCATCTTCCTCTTCGGTCAGTTGTATGATGTGCATTAACATTTGTGATACTATTTTTAAGTACAGTAAGTCGTAATTCCCTAACAATCAACTCAAGCTTTGCTTCTAAGTGAGTCTTTTCTTTCATTAATTGGTTAATCTTAACGTCTACTTCTCTGTTCATACAAATTTACGATTTAATTGATACTGAAATAAAAAGTGCATACTGCATTGAATATCAATGTAATACACACTTTCTTATATTTACTAAACTATAGTTACTTTTTAGGTAACCTAATAATCTTACTGCCTAGTGGCATTGGAACAAATATAGCAACTCTTCCACCATCTAGAACAACTCCACAGCCTAATGTGGGTCTTTTGGGGAAAGGTCTTGAATACTCCATAGCATAGGCATCTATATCTATGCCACAGCCTACATTCATGCCGAATATCATATCCTTGTCAGATGAACTATAAAGAACACCGCCAAAGCTATGTATATGACCTATTACTGTTGATTGTCGAGCATCTCTTGCTCTATTGATTGCACCTGCTTGTCCTGATGATCCTGTACCATGAGTGTACAGAACACTATCTATTTCCCATTCTAAAGCCCATTTCCAGCCTCTAGGAGCATCCCAAGCTTGTTCATAGGATTTAATAAAACGTTCTGGTAAACCGCTTGTTTGAGCCTTTCTTTTGTGAAGGGCTGAGTGGTTACCAATACATACTTTTACATTAGGGAAAGTCTTGTACCATTTGTACATTGCCTCTTGGGCTAAATCTGCTTCTCTACCTGCTCCATGTCCGTCAGGTTTAGATTCGTGATAACTGATGGCATGATTGTCAACTTCATCGCCAATATGTACAACCTCAGAACATTGAAACTTATTAGCTACTTCATAGCAAAAGTTCTTGTATCCAGGATGACAGAATGGCTCATGAGTGTCGCCTATTACTAGGACATTTTTCTTGCTCATTATATGTGGTTTTGGTTTGGTTAGATTTTGTGGTTAGAATATACAGTCTTATTGTTTACTTTTAAAGCATCTAATATCTGC